CAGCGTCAAGGGGCATGCTTCTGATCAGCCCCACCTGCTCCTCCATCAGCCGTGCGTAGGCGCTGCCCGTTGGGGCCTGCTCCAGCTCGGCGCGGAGTGAGCGGCTCATGGCCGTGGAGTGCTCCAGCCAGCCCCGCAGGTTCTTCCGCCCCACGTCTGCCAGCATGTAGCCCGCCACGCTGGAGGCCCAGGGGCCAAGCAGGTCAGCGTAGCCTCGCAGCGTCCGCTCAATCCTGCCCGCGTTGCCCAGGGGGTCGTCCCTGAACCCCTTGACCAGTTGGTCGATTTGGCGGGCCACCTGGAGTAGGCGGCTGCTGTAGTTGGACTCGGCGGCGCGGGCCATCAGCAGGGCCGCTCGGCGGCCCCTTCTGTCCATCCTCATCTTGTTCTCCCGGTGGGTTGTCGTTCAGGCCCGGCAAGCCCGGCATCCCAGGCAAGCCGCCCAGGGCACCCAGGGCTTCCATCCCGGGTGGCGCCACCTCGTCGTCTGCCGCGGCAATGGTCTCATCCGTGATGTTGGTGAAGATGCCAGTGATGCGGCTGCTGGAGCGCAGTTCCTTCAGCGCCGTGCGGCGGCCAATGAGCCCGCCCTCGACCGCCTTGTCCACGGTGGTGGAGACCACGCTGGCGGTGTCCGCCTTCTCCTTGTCCGTCATCTGCCACAGGGCGCTGAACTCCACGCCAAAGTTCTGGGGCACAGCAATGCCAAGGGAGCGTGCCGTCATCTCATAGACGGCGGTCACACCGCTGTAAAGCTCGCGCTCCTGCTGTTGCTTGATCTTGTCGTAGTAGTTCCGGAGGTCCGTGTCGCCGGTGCTGAAGCCGGAGGGGCTTTGGCCGAACAGGCGCACCAGCGGGATCTCTAGGGCGCCGGAGAGCTGTTGGGCGAACTGGCTCAGGGCGCTGTCAAGGCCGCTGAAGGCGCTGTGCTGCTGGGTGTCGAACTCGTCATTCTTGTCCAGCATGGTGATGCCTTCGATGCCTTGGAAGCGCCGCATCACGTCCACATAGGCGTAGAGGCCCTTCATGGGGGCGCCGCCTGCTGCCACGATGTCGCGTAGGCCGTCCACCTTGATGGTGCGCAGGTAGGACTTGTACACGAGCTGGGCGGCGCCAGTGCTGGCGCTGTCGAAGGCCACCATGCGGTCGTAGAGGCGCTCCAGGACGCTGATGCCCCACAACTGCTCGGTGAGCCGTTGCTGGTAGGGCACCTGGACACCTGTGTGGCGCACCATGACGCGGCTGTAGTGGATGGCTTGGCCACGCAAGGCCGGGGCGTTGGGGCCGACCCGGTAGTACTTGGGCATCCCCAGGTCCGGGCCGAACTCCGTCACAAGGTCGTCCAGCGTGGGCTCCAGCATCCAGCGGTCCAGCACGAGCAGGCCCTTGAACTGGCCGGGGCCAACGATGTCCCGCCGCAGGGGCTGGCGAACGTCCTGGCCGTCCACCAGGGCCACGGCAATGGCACCACCATACAGGCGGCCCCACTTGATCACCTCGTTCAGCTGCTCCCAGATGCGCAGGCGGGTCACGTGGGCCTCGATGCGCTCGTTGGCGTCGGGGGGCAGGTCGTTGAAGGCTTCCACGCCCTCTCGGGTCATGTCGTCGGCGATGGTGTCGATGGCGATCCCACCTAGCCAAGAGCCCCGGTGAATCCACTCCAGCAGCGTGCGGTTACGCGTGATGGGGTTGAAGCCGTAGGTGCTGCTGGTCAGCGGGTTGTCAGCGCCGATGCCCAGCTTGTGGGCCATGTTGACGAAGCTGTCCAGCGTGGGGGCGCTCAGGCCGCTGCCATCAGGTGGCAGCATCGCCTTGCGGGCTTTGGCGTCAGCGCGGATGGCATCCCGCGCCGCTGCCTTGACTGATTGCTTGGCCATGGGGCCTCCTTTACTTCACGCGGTCAAAGTAGTCGTTGACCTCACCAATGACCACGGCGGCAAGGTAGCTCCCCTTCTTGTGCTCCACCTCGGCCTGCTTCTTCAGTGCCAACAAGGCGTCCGTGCGGTCGCCGCCCGTCTTGGCCTCCTGGAGCTTGGCCTGGACCAGCTCGCGGCCTTCCTTCTTGGCCTTGTCCCAGTTGCCATTGCTGGCGGACCAGTTGGGAGCACCGGACGAGCTGGCCGGGGCCTGGGGCTTGGCAGGGGAGCCCCCAGCGACCGGGTACAGCTTGGTCACGTGGAACTCCTCCAGGCGCGGGTAGTCCTTGCCGCCGCTCTTGAGCGTGTAGGCCAGGGTGGCGACGTTGCCCACCACCTTCTTCACGGTGGCGTTCTCAGGCCCGTTCACGACCTTGACCTTGGCGCCCACGGCTGGCACTTGGTTGCCCTGCTCGTTCTTCTCCCAGCCAGGGCGAGCGTCAGGCTTGCCAGCGGCCTTCGGTGTGGACTTCTCCGGGATACTGCCATCATACTTCTCTTTGTGGTGGGCGATGGCGGCGGCGAGCCGTTGGCTGTTCTCCTTCACCTTGGCCTGGTTTGCCGAGCTCTGGGGGAGGGCCTTGAGCCGGGCAATGTTCTGCCGCATGCTCTCGATCTTGGCGGCGTGCTGCTTGGCCTCTGGTGTGCCGGTGGAAGGCAGGTAGCCCCCGCCGCTGCTGGGCGCCGTGCTCTTCTTGGCGGCTGGCGCACTGCCACCACCGCCACCGGACCCGAACTGGCCATTCTTGGCACGGGGGTGGTCGCTTTCCTTCCAGTCGCCGGAGTCGCGTGTGGTGCGCGTCACCACCATGCCAGGGGGCAGGTGGATGTGGATGGTCTTGGCCATGGTGGTCACTCTCTTTCTTTGGTTGGATCGTAACTGGTGTAGCGGCCCGAGCCCAGCGCCATCATCCCACTAGGTGTGTCGGGCGGGCTTTGGCGCCTGTTGGGGCATGCTGTGTGGCTGCACTCGGAGTGGAGGCCGAACACCTTGGCGGGGTCGCGGCCACACGTGTCGCACTTGGTGAGGGTGCGCAGGACGGAGGCCGTGGTGCCACCGCGTTGGTAGATGCTCATGATGCTGCTCCCGGGTAGTCCTTGCCAAGGGCGGCCCACTGGCCCAGGGCACCGCTCTTCTGGATCTCGCCGTCCAGCCCATAACGCACCGCGTCCCAGGCGTGGTTGTTCTTGTCCACGACCACCGGCAAGACCTGGGGCTGGCCCTTCTCGTTCACTTGGTTCTTGTCCACCTTGTAAGACCACAGCCGTGCTTCCCTGGCGGTGTTCACACAGCGGGGGTGGATCACAATGCGCTTGTAGCGGCGCAGGTGGGTGATGCCGTCCTTCACGCTGCCATCCCACTTCTCCGCCGCGCTGATGGCCCAGCCAGCATTCCGCCGCAGGTAGCTAATGGTCTCGGGCCGGGCACTGTCCGCCTTGATGGGCCACTCCCGGGCCTCTGGTATGGCTTCCTCCACCACCGTCTGGATGTCGTCCAGCTCCACGCCCGTCCCGTAGCACTCGCGTTCGATGTACAAGGTGTTGTCCAGCACAAAGAACGACACCACGGCTTGGGGGTCTTGGGCAAAGCCAAAGTCCATGCCAATGCGGCGGCGGTCTGCCTGGGTCCAGAGCGTGTCGTCGAACTCCTCCACCACGTACTTGCCGCTGAGGATGATGGCGTCGGACACCTTCAGCGGCATGCCCAGCCAGATGTGCTCATACAGGTGGTAGTCAGCACGCTTGTCGTCCTCCATGTCCTGCCGCAGCTTGCCGCTGAAGTGGGGGTTGGAGTCGTAGTTGATCTTGTGGACGATGGCACCAGTGCGGCCGCGCACGACGAACATCTGGTGCGTAGCGTCGTCCTCGCTGATCAGGTTGTAGCTGACCCAGATCTCCGAGGTGTCCTTCCGGATGGTTGGCAACAGCGTCTGCCAAGAGCGGGCGGACACCGTCTGGGCTTCTTCCACCCAGCAGATGTCCACGCCTTCTGTGGACTTGATGCCTTCCTCGTTGTTGTAGAGGCCCTTGAAGATGAACTCGGCGCCGCCCCTGCTGGTGATGGATTCCTTGGTCACGGTGAACCACGAGTCCAGGCCCAGGCGGGCAATGGTGTCCTTCAGCAGCTTGTGCGAGCTGTCCTTGATGGTGTTCTGGTGCTCACGTGTGCACAGGATGCGGAGCGGGCTGGCAGTGGCCTTCCGTATCAGCGCCTCGGCGAACCCCCAGGACTTGGCACTGCCACGGCCACCCCAGTAGACCTTGTAAGGGGCGTCCTTGTAATAGAGGTCTGACAGTGGGTGGCTGCGGTCCAGCACAAGGCTGGGGATCTCGCGGAACTGCGGTGGGCTGTCAGATAAGTCGGACTCGTTTAGCAGGACGACCCGCCGCGACGCTTCCCTCTCCTTCTGAATCTTCGTCCTCCGTGCCTTCTCCGCCAGTGCCAATACCAATGCCTGTTTGGGCGGCAAGCTCCGCAATGATTGTGTCAAGCTCATCGTCGTTCACCCCACGTATCACTTCCACCGTGCTAATCTTTGGCGCGAAGTAAGGTGCTGCTGCCTTGGCGGCGTCCTTACGCTGCTCCACATCCAGGTCCACCATACCGGCGAGCTCTGTCTTACCCGTGGCTGGGTTGAAGTGGTACTGTGGTTGTGGTTCCCCGCGTGCCATGCTTAGGAGGATCTCGTGTGGCAGCAGTCCCGTCTCTTGGGCACGCTGTCTGGCTTCAATGGCAAGGCGGTTGGTGGCACCTAGTGGGCGGCCACCCTTGTTCTTGGGCTTAGGAGTTTCCACGGTAAAAATCTCCGGAGGTGTTGTTGTTGGCAATGGGTTAGTAAGTGCTCTCAGATGGCTGCTGTGCCATCTGGCAACGCTCACACGCGGTGGTGGGCGAGGGTGATGTGGGCTGGTCCTTGTTGGCCCTGGTTGGCCTCCACGGCACGCTTGGCACTGTCCACGTCTACGTAGCTGTAGCCGGTGTTGGTCATGAAGTGGCCGTCCGCGTTAAGGCGCTTCACGCTGCCAATGATGCGTCCTTGGCAGTCTGCTAGCACGGCGCCAGTGCTGGTACTGTGCCAGCGTGTCCCGTTGCCAGTGTGCTCCGTGGCAAGCTGCTGGATATCCATGTCGGCATTGGCTTGCCGCACAGTGTTGGCGGTCATGGACTGCTGGTGGCCAAAGCTCATGGCATTGAGGTCAGTGATGGACTTGTCATTCATGTTGTGTGCTCCGG